CACGAAGAATTAGACGGCTATCCTGATTCTATGTTAAAAGCCGTAGAAGTTAGACTTAAAGGGCAAAGTGGTTATGAGTTATGTGGTGAGGTTTTGTTAGTGGGAGAAGAACAATGAGTATGCCAAGTATCGAGGACGAAGTATGGACGTATTGGGTAAACGAGGTAGAAGCTAACTGCCCAACACTGTCTGAAAAGTATCACATGGCTTATAAAGCACTAGAATATAAATGCTTTGCTGATGAGGATAAACCGAGCCGAGATCATATGATACAAACTTTGATAGATGACTATCTTGAACACGCAGACGTAACTGACTTGGTTCACTTGATAGCCGATGGATTGAGAAACAAGGAGATAGACTATGACTAAACAATATGACACATTGATGGTTCTGTGTGAGAAGTGTGGTGAGGGATATTCTTACGCGAGAGCAAAACTAGGTTTCAAGGTTTGTCTTGATTGTGGGGAGAAACAAGCCGAGAAAGTTAAGCACTGTGTAGCACCGATGCACAAATCAAACTACATGGTGTTCACAAACTACGATGACTTAAAAGGCATCAACAATAAAGGGGGGCTAATCAAATGAGTATCACAAACAAAGATGATTGGAAAATCATCATGCACAATCGCAAGAACGTAAATAAAAAGGACAGGGTGTGGGAGTATCCTGAGGAAGAACAGGCAGAAGATTTGTCTGACATTGAACTTGACTTTAACAGAGAGGAGGGTAGCTAAACGTGAACAAAAATAGTCGAACTAGGCTATTGTAGAATTAGTAAAGTTTGCTATAATATAAGTATGGTGAGAGAGAATCATAAACCATGCGTAGCAACCTTGAGCCATAGTAGCAACAGAGAGCGTGGGATTTCCCACGATACATATTAACTTTATAGGAGAACGACATGCACTACGTCGAACTACAACAACCTAAACATATTACATCACTAGCCACATCAGCAGTATTGGTATCGGTGGACGTGAATGTTTGGTCAGCAACAAAGCAAGACAGAGGTATCTCATCAGAGGTAACCAAACTTAAACGAGCAGACAGTAACGCAGGTAGGTTTGTTAAGAATCTATTAGCTAACAACATCTACCACAAAGACTTGGTGAACTATCGACAAACCATTTACAACTGGGTAAAGCGTAGCACATACCGATGGAACATCAGTCAAGACTTATTACCTACAATCAACCTAGAGAAATTTAAAGCTGAGTATGACGAACATCAGACAGAGTTTTACAGACTACTAGACGATTTCTGTGATAGGTATGACACTATTAAATCAAACATGGCTTTTAGTCAGGGTGATATGTATAACGCAGATGATTACCCTAGCGTAGACGAGGTCAGGAGTAAGTTTGGGTGTAACTTATATGTATCCGAAGTGCCTGAACAAGACTTCCGTTGTCAAGTAGCACAAGACTTGGCTAGAGATCTTAAACTACAATATCAAAAACAAGCAGAGGAGATAGTTAAGAATGTATTACATCAACAAACAGAACGAATCACGAATGTCATGGAAAGTATCGCACACTGTTGTGGAACGCAAGAGGTTACTAAGGACGGCAAAACTACAACAAAGAAACGCAAAATCTATGATAGCACCATCGAGAAAGCAAAAGAGTTATGCGAAACAATCAGGAACTTCCAACTAACTGATAGTGAACATAGCACAAGACTTAAATCAGTAGCGAATCAATTAGACGATACCCTACAAGGTGTTGACAGTGAAAAGCTACGAGTAAGTGATAGCACAAGAGAGCGTGTTAAGAACGACGTAGAAGACATACTTTCTAAATTTCAATTCTAATCGTGGGAATTCCCACACATAAAGGAGAGCGTAATGCACACAGTAACAATTAAAGAACTACGAACACTTATCCCAACCATTGGTAGAGAGATTACACCAATCATACAATCCGAGCCTGGGTGTGGTAAGACATCATTACTTCATATGCTAGAGGAAGACTTGGGCGACAAATACGACTACATCTACGTCGACTGCCCTGTTAAAGATATGTCAGACATAGCTATGACTATTCCTAACCACACAAGCAAAACATTGGAAAGCTACGTGGGTTCTATATTCAAACTAGAAAGCAATAAACCAAAAGTGATATTGCTCGACGAGTTTATGAAATCCCCTAAGCTACTACAAGTTATCTTTACTAGGCTAATGCTAGAGAGATGTGTAGGTGATACACCACTACCTGAGGGCAGTATCGTATTCGGAACATCTAATAATCAATCAGATGGTGTGGGTGATACCATGCTAGCCCATGCGGGTAACCGAGTATGTATCTTACAAATGGAGAAACCACAAGTAGATGATTGGCTAATATGGGCAACTGATAATGACATACACCCACTTATCAGAGCATGGGTTCATATGTTTCCTCGATCACTAGCAAGTTACTTAGATGATAACCAAGAGGACAATCCCTACATCTTCAACCCAAAGAAACATCAACTGAGTTTTGTCTCGCCACGCTCATTGGCTAAGTCTTCCGTCATTGTTTCTAACAGAGACACACTAGGAGATAAGGCTACAATGTCAGCATTGTCAGGCACGATCGGCACGAGTGCGTCGTCGGATATGTCAGCGTTTCTATCGCTAGAGAAAAAACTACCTAAGTTTCAGGACATCTTAGATAACCCTGACAAGATCACTATACCATCTGAAATATCAGCACAACTTATGGTTATGTTCCAAGCTGTGGACATACTCAAGACACAGGACGAGTTATCTGACTTCATGAAGTTTGTAAACAGACTACCAAGCAGTGAGATGCAAGCCGTGTTCTTTACCATGATGGTTAAATCTAAGAAAGCACGAGACATAGCACGAGGTAACAAACAGATTGCTAAGTGGTGCGAAGAAAACTTTGACTTATTCTAGGAGACTATCAATGAATAGAATAACAGAAGAAACAAGACTAAAGAAAGCTCACATAGCGTTGATGAAACACCACGAGACTGCATTGTATTCAGGCGTCATGATGATGGGTAAAAGCGAGATCATTGATGAGAATATTACGGCATACACCGATGGTGTGAATAAGAAGTATGGTCGGTCATTTGTAGCTAAACTTAAAGACGAAGAACTACGAGCATTGGTTCTTCACGAGAACTTGCACGTCGCACTCAAGCACGTCGCTAGGTTCAAGCGTGAGTTTAAAGATGATCCCCAACTGGTCAACATGTCAGCAGATTATGTTGTTAATGATGTGATCGTAAGCATCAAAGAGCGTGGGTTTCTTAGATTACCTGAGGGTGGGTTGGTTGATGACAAGTATCACAACTGGTCGGTGCGTGAAGTTTACAACGACTTAAAAGATATGAGACAGAACAGACCACAAGAGTTTGAACAGAAGTATGGTGATGGTGATGGCAATACTATGGACGAACATGACTTTGAACATGGTCAGGCTATGTCTGAGAAACAATCTAATGAACTATCAGACAGTATCGACAAGGCACTGCGTGAGGGTTCAGTATTGGCTGGCAGACTTGGTGCTAAGATTCCTAGAACGATTGAGGACTTACTAGCACCTAAGGTTGATTGGCGAACTGTGTTGAGAGAATTCATTATGTCAGTAACACGAGGGACAGACGAATACTCTTGGCGTAGGTTTAACAAGCGACACATGGTCAACGACATATACTTACCCATTACTGAGAATGAGAGAGTGGGTGAACTTGTTGTAGCCATTGACACATCAGGATCTATCGGCACACGAGAACTTACTGAGTTTACATCAGAACTGGTTTCAATCTGTGAGGTCGCTAATCCTGAAAAAATTAAACTGCTATGGTGGGATACAGAAGTGCATGGTATCCAAGAGTTTGCTGATGACTATACGAATATACAAAATCAGGTCAAGCCACAAGGTGGAGGTGGCACTGATCCACAATGTATTCCTAAGTATATCAATGATAACAACATCAACGCACAGGGTTTGATTGTATTTACTGATGGTTACTTCTATGGCACAGATAACCTTGAGTGGAGTATATCTTATCCGACACTATGGCTAGTAACAGAGAACGAGGACTTGCGTGTTCCAACAGGCAAGATTGTGAAGTATGACCGTGGGAATTCCCACTAACGGAGGTGAGAGTATTAAAGATGCCTAAGTATAAATATTGGAAGACCGAAAAACTAGAGAAACTATTAGATGAACTTAAACTTCGTAGTAAGTATGTCAATGAAGGTATATCAGATATTAGTTTCATACATGAGATTGAATCAATACTTATAGAAAGAGAGAACAAAGAATGAAGAGTAAAGTATTTAGAGTAAATATAACGCAGTATTGCAAACCTATTACAGTGTTTGCACAAACAGAAGAACAAGCAATCCTAAAGGCTCAAGAAAAAACTGAGTGGCAAGTTTGGGACGCTGACTTTCAAGCAGAGGAGGTCTCGTCATGACAAACATACGAGGTAAAAAGGTAACGATACTACGCAACACTTGGTATTACGCTGAACTTGTATTGGTATTCTTACTAGGTTTGGTGGTTGGTGGAGGTGGTATGAGAATATATTACATGATAGATAACTACTTAAATGCAGAACCTATTGCGTATATATGCAAAAAAGGCAAGGTGTATGAACAAGCTGACCCAGTCAGCACTGTTTATATTAAAACTATTCACGAATGTATAGAGGGAGAATAATAATGTTAGAAAAAGTAACATACGACAAACTGTGTGATATTGTAAATACACAAGAACCGATCAGAGGTAGGTATACCGAAGATTATCCTTGGGCAGACAGGAGGTATTCATCTATGAAATATTTTACTGCTCACTACGAGAAAGATGACAAGGGTATAAATCGAATAGCTATGTTTGAAGTATTCTATGGTAAAGATAATCTTTTACTAACAGTGTTTCCTATGAACATTGTAGAATTCAATCCTCATGAGAAGTGGGGGTATTCACAAGGCGATACACAAATACTTAAAACAATGAATGAATCTGAGGGGTGGTTACGTTACACTTTCCGACAAGGACAAATGTTTTACAACGATAAACGACGAGGTGGCTTTTGTTATTCAAGGCTATTCTCTAAAGATTACTACACTGTAATACCGATACGAAAAGGTATCCGATACTACATGGATACTGATAAGGTTGTGGAAGGGTATGAGTATGACATCGTAGAGAAGATTCTTAATCGAAAGACTACAAACAAAATTAAGAAAGAAAACGCTAACATAATCAAACAAGTAAAGCCTTGGCTTACTTCATTATCAGCTAGTGAAATACAAGAGATAATGCAAAGCGATAAGTTTAGGAATACATCTAGTAAAGAGTATTTACAAAACAAAGATAGCATACACTTTGCTCTCAAAGCATATGAAAACTATCCAAGTCAAAAATCATATTACTTTTCTGAACCATTTAAGCATCATTTGTTAGATCATTACGGCAAAGCAATCACGTGTGAACTTAGAAAGTATTATGACAACGCTTACAAAGAGAGAGTAACGCCTTGTGAGAATAAATTTTTCGCAGGTTCAAATTACGATATTGAAATTAAATTAAGAGGGAGAATATAATGGCTACTGTAAACGATAGTAAAAAACTATTTCTTGACGACCACGCTCACTGGAAATATTCTAGTCTGATGGGAACTGCAAGAGAATTTATTGAGGAAATCAATCACGCTTTTAAATACAAAGTTATTAACAAAGTAAATTTAAAATATTCATGGAATGGCTATCAAGTATCTACTGACCCTGACGATGAAAAACGTAGTGGGTGGTTGATGGGTTTAGATGATGGATTACCTAAATGTATTATTACAGTAGAAAAAATAAATCATAGAGATAAATGGGTTGATAACTATACTTATATATCACCTAATGTAATAAAAGACCAAGGTGATAGACACAGTGTTACATCAATACATTTGAATAGGTTGATGAAAAAGATTAAAGAGCGAGAAAAGACTAAAGATTATTTTGGTAATGATATTAGTTTGTTAAACAAAAACCGAATGGCAGAAGATTTGTCAACGCTTGTTGTTGATCTAAGTGAATTAACTCGTCAAAGAAATAATACCTCTATTAGTGGTGTAGCATTACAATTACTTATTGAGAAAGCATCAGGTAAAAATGTATTCGTTGATGGTAATACAAATAAACTCTTCACAGACACACTTGACAAACTATACAAAATAAACGATGATATTGAATCAGGTTTAGAAATATCACAACAAAGTATTAGAAAACCATTTCACTTATTAATGACTTCTAAATACTATGACGGGTATATTATAGGGCAAGCTAAAGTGGTTGATTCAGAAGATAAACCAGACAAAAAAGATTTACAAATTATGCACATGAAACGGTATCGAGATATACAAGACTACGAACACTTTGAAAGTATTATACCAAAACTAACTATGTTTAAAGTAGGCTTTGAACCTACTGAAAATGAACAAAAAATATATGATGATTATTTTGTAGAAAGTAATGGTTGGCATAACCGATCAAATAAATTTCACAAAGACTTTGGCATACTTACATACACTGTTGATAACAACAATAGTTTTAAAATGTATGCTACGATTGTAACGGATGTTTAAAGAACTAGAACCAATACCACATTTTAAATTAACGGATTATGTCCGTGTCCCCGTGTATAAAGAAGATGATGTTTATATCGTCTACGTGGCTAAAAACTATCGTAGACGATATAGCATGTCTACTCTACCTACCTATATCAAAACAAAAATCATTGTAGCTAATTGTATTGCTACGACTTATAAAAAAGATCACGAAATAAATGTTATGGATATATTTAATTGTCATGAAGAAATTGGTGATCCTGACACTGCATGGCGAGCATCTGAAAGTATGTATGTAGTTATATTACACGTGAATGATTTTTATGAATTAGCAGGAACATTTTATGACGACCCCCGAAAAGAAAATTAAAGATAAAGTTAAAAAAATTTTGACTAAGCTAGATGCTTACTTCTTTATGCCTGCGACTGGAGGTTATGGTGCTAGTGGTGTTCCTGATATTATTGCATGTTGGAAGGGTGGATTCTACGGTATTGAATGTAAGGCTAATGGTAACAAGCCGACAGCGTTACAGATGAAACACTTAACTGACATTCATTTTGCTGGAGGTATCAGTATTGTGGCTGATGAGACTAATATTGATGATTTAGAAAATGTATTAAGAAAGGCTAAAAATGAGTTTAGAGACAGACGTAAGGGATACCGTGGGAAATCCCACGAAAGCAGTTGACATGGTCAATCATCCCCCACACTATAAAAAGGGGATAGAAACCATAAAGATAATACGTTCAAAATTAACCATGGAGGAATACATAGGTTATCTGCGTGGCACAATTATTAAATATATCACGCGTCTTGGGTATAAAGGACATGACGAAGATATGATTAATGATGTAGGTAAAATTATTTGGTATGCAAAAGAACTTGAAAGTTATTTGAAGGAGAAAAGTCATGAGTGATGATATTTTTATGCGAGTAAAAAAACTTCTTGAGAATCATGTTGAAGTTTTAAATAAACATAGTATTGGCGATGAACATGCAATCGAAGCACAAGCTATCATTGATGAATTAAAAATACTAATTAAAAACAAAGCATTTATTAAACACATAGAAAAAGAAATTGAGGAAGAGGAACGCAAGATGGTTAGTGATGACCTCGCTCAAGAAATTCTTAACGGAAAGTTTTGTGTTGGTGGGAACTGCGAAGATTGAGAACTGGTATCAATTCGCTTTCTATGTTTTATTACCGAAGGGGCATAAATGGATAACATATTTACGCACGCATTACTAGACTTTGAAGACAAAATAATTAAAAAATATAGGTGGACAAAGAAAGACTATGAGTGGTATATTGAAAACCATCCGTCTGACAAAATAATTAAAATTGACAAACCTGTGTATAAGTCAGAGTATCACAGAGCATTAGAATTAGTAGGAGAGTGTTATATATGAGTAAAAGAACAAAATGGGAAACTTCATTAGTAAAAAAAATAGAAAGAGAACCTGCATATAAGCGAGGTATTACGTATGAAGAGAGAGTAGCTAAAGTAAAAGCCGTACAAGACAAATATCCAAACGCTACACGCCACAAAATAACTGAATGGACAGGGTATAAGTCTACTTTATTAAATGAAATGGAAGCAAAAGGTGATATTAAATTGCCACCTAAAAAAAGAACAACAAGCAAAAATACATCATGGATGAGACAATTAGGTAGTTTAAGTGGCTGACGAAATAGATAGAGCAACAGAACAAATGGAAAAAGCTATGGCTTTAACTATGAAAACTGTTAATACTAAAATCAAAGAAAACGATACAAATGAATGTCTTTGGTGTGGAGAACCCATCAAAGAAAAAGATAAAAGACGATGGTGTAGCGTGGAGTGCCGAGATGAACAAGAACGGCATAGTTAGTCCGTGTACAGAAATATGTCGGTACGAAGAAATTGATGGAGAACCAAGATGTATCAGTTGCTTTCGTACCTACGAAGATTTATCTAACTGGATGTATTTAACTAATGAAGAACGACAAAAAAGAATTAGACAAATTAAAAGAGATAGGAGAGAGTATGAACGTCAGCAAAAAAACAATGAAAATATGGGAAAAGAATCTTAAGCAAGGCTACCGTTTTTTTCAACCAATTAATGCAATACAATTAACACCAAGGACTATGAGAGAAGCGGAATCACATGGCTTTAAAAACACAGGGAAATAAATGCAATCGGTGTAAAAACTCCGCCAAATATTATGATAAGAAAAAATGGTGGTGTGGTTTTACAATGGATGCACACGGATACTGCAAAGCAGAGAAAGCAAAAGATAAATGCAAATAGTAACTCTCGACTTCGAGACGTTTTACGACACAGGGTTTAGTCTATCTAGATTAACAACAGAGGAGTATATAAAAGATGATATGTTTCAAGTCATTGGATATGCTCTTAAGATAGATGAAGGACAAACAAAATGGTTTACTGGCTCGCATGACGAACTCAAACTAGAACTGAATAAAATAGACTGGAGTAACTCAATGTTACTCTGCCACAACACAATGTTTGATGGTGCAATACTGTCATGGATATTTAATATTGTTCCCTTCGCTTACCTCGATACCTTATCAATGGCTCGTGCAATACATGGTGTTAATGCTGGTGGTAGCTTGAAGGCTCTCGCTGAACGATATAACATAGGACAAAAAGGTACTGAGGTTTTGGATGCTAAAGGTAAACGCTTAGAAGACTTTGCAGATCATGAACTACATCAGTATGGTCAATATTGTAAGAATGATGTCAAATTAACCTATGATCTATTTAAGATATTATCTAAGACATTTCCTATTGATGAATTAAAACTTATAGACATTACATTAAGAATGTACACTGAGCCTACGCTTAGACTAGATGATGCAATACTAATTAATAGATTAGAAGAAGTACAAGAAGAAAAACAAAACTTATTAGCTGGTTTAAAGAATAGATTAGAATGTGAAGATGAAGAATGTGTACGTAAAAAGTTGGCTAGTAATAAACAGTTTGCTGAGTTGTTAGAAGAACTTGGTATTGAAGTACCTACAAAAATTAGTCCTACTACTGAAAAAGAGACATATGCACTAGCAAAAAATGATGTTGGGTTTATTGAGTTGACTGAACACGAAGACTCATTCATACAAGAACTATGTGCAGTAAGGTTAGGAACTAAGTCTACAATCGAAGAGTCAAGGATAGAGAGATTCTTAGACATTGCAGTGCGTAACGGAGGTAAACTTCCTATCCCATTAAAATACTACGGGGCACATACAGGAAGATGGTCAGGCTCAGACAAGGTTAACTTTCAAAACTTACCAAGTCGTGACGCAAAGAAAAAAGCCTTGAAGAACGCTGTGTTACCACCAAAAGGACATGTCATCATAAACTGCGATTCCTCACAAATTGAAGCTAGAATACTTGTATGGTTAGCTGGACAAGAAAACATCGTTAAATTATATAGAAACGGACAAGACGTTTATTCTGAATTTGCAAGTAAAGTTTACAACAGAAAGATAGATAAACGAAATAAGACAGAACGATTTGTTGGTAAAACTTGTACTTTAGGGTTAGGTTATGGTACTGGATGGGCAAAGCTACAACATACTTTGAAAACTTCCCCACCCGGTGCTGATCTTTCGGA